CGACGCGCCTGTCGCGGATGCGCTGCGCCGTCAATCTGTACGTGTTCACCATTCGCGCCAAGGTTGCACTGCACACACGTGCATGTGACAAAACGTCGCAGAAGCTTTCACCACAGGGAAGAGAGGAGGAAAAATTTGGCACGCTAGGGGATGCCATCGCGACCCTCGAGCGCGGCATGCGCCTGCTGACGCCTGGGAGTGTCCCCTACGGCAGCTGCCTGGAGCGGTTGCAGGTCCTCAGAGCGATGCAGCCGAGCGCAGAGAGGGGTGTGTAGGATGCCAGCCGGGTCGCGTCTGACCGTCCGTCTCTCGCCTGCCCTGGAAGCGGCGTTGTCAGAGAGTGTCAGACAAGGCGCGCGGGTGTCAGACATCGTACGCGAGGCCCTCGAAGCGTACCTTGGGGTCTGTCCGACAGCACGTCCGACGCCAGACGTCCAATCGTCTGACAATTTTTCTGCCATGTCTGCCATGTCTGCCAGCATGTCTGCCATCGCGTCAGACATGGCAGACATCAGCGCACGCCTCGTGCAGCTTGAAGAGCAGGTGTCCACGCGCACGTCCAGGCGTCAGCGTCCGACACCACGTCCGACACCTATGGCAGACACGGGCTACGATCCCGCGCGCGCCATGGCCCGGATGCAGGCCCTCCGGGCGGAGGGACGCTCGCTGGCGCAGATCGCCCACGCGCTCAATGCGGAGCGCATCCCGACACGGCATGGCAAGCCCTGGCAGAAGGGCACGGTCGGGTATCTCCTGCAGGGGACGGGCGGCTAGGGCGCAGCGCCACGCCCACCGCCAGGCGCTGGGGGCCTAGTACTGCGTTGTCGAGGGTCCCTGGAGCGTGGGGGCTGGGGAGAGTATCAACGCCTTGTGACAGCTCACTTCAGCCATATGCTTGGCCTGGAGTGGTCTGAGCCAGGATTGCTCATAGATTTGCATGGCCAGCGCCTGCAGGGTCTCGCGTAATTTCTCCTGCTGCGCTGGCGTATAGGTCGATCCGTGAAAACTCGTTTTGGCAACGGCAAGCACTTCCGTGAGCGAACCACCACGATTGCGGGCAATCGCAATCGTAGAGGCCAGGGCGCCAAAGCCCTGGCACACCTGCTCACTGTCCGTCATCGCTACCGCTGGCGTCTTCGATTCGACCATCGGTGCCGCCTCGACGCTGCACGGCGCGTCCTGGTACACGGTCTTGCCGCCTGGGACGGGGCACTTGTACACATCCGCGCTGGCCACGCCTGCCAGGCTCAGGACCAGTGTCAACGTGAGGGTCGCGAGGGGGGTACGCATATCTCTTGCCTTTCTGGCTCGTGGTGATCTGATCGTTGTGGGTACATACGTTTCTTATCGGTTATCGCCCGCCCGCCCTGCATCAGGCGAACCCTGATGTGTCTGTCGGTGTTTCCCTGACACGCGCGCCGGCTGGCGGTGGGGCGCTCACGTCTCGCTGCCGTGGGGGCAGGCGCGCGGGCGCCCCGGTGGGGCGGTCAGTCGAACAGGGAGTGCAGCAGATCGCGCATGCTCCCCAGCTGCTCCCTGTACTGCTGGCGCCGGGCAACGCGGATGGTGCGCCGGTCCAGGTCCTGGGGGTCGGCGGTCTTCTCGTCCTCCCTGAGGGACGTGAAGCCCAGGCGGACGAGGTGGAACTGGAAGGCCACGTCGTGGCGCTTGCGGTGACTGGTGAGTCCGGGGTAGGTCACGGGGTCTCCTTTGCTTGGGAAAGGGGGGAGACAACGCTCCCCCGTGTGGTTATTTCGCCGGGTACCGCCAGGCGCAATACGTGCCATCGGCCATCTTCGACGGGCAGAAGAACGTGCCCGTGGCCTTCGTACTTTCCTTACTCTTGCCGTGATGGGGGCACACGGGCGGCGCGCCTGGCGTCTGTGGCTGCGCCGGCGTGCTCGCCTCGCTCGTCGTCTTCGCCTGCTGCGGGAAGCGCGTGAGCAGCGCCTCTAAGCGCTCTGCGAGGCGGTGCTCATCTACGTCCCTGAGCGTCCACTGCACGTCCGCGCCGCCGATGCACAGGCGCACGTTGACTGACGCCGGCGCTTCGGGCAGGGCCGCGCCCTGCGGCTTCGCAGCCACGACGCACGCGGACGTCGCGAGGAGCTCGCTGGCGCGGCGGTAGAGCATCACGGCGAGGCGGTGCTTGCATAAGGCGTCCTTCGCATGCGCGGCGCCCATGCACGTACAATGGCCGTTGACGAGGTAAAACGTGGTCCCGTCGGAGGAGAGGACCTGGGCGTGCTTCCCATCCTCATCCATCCATACGTGCCGGTGGACGACAAGCGCGTGCGCACGTTCCAGCGCGCCGTGCAGCTCCGCCGGCAGTTTCGCGTGCGCGAGCGCGGCGACACGCAGGGCGGCCTGGCGAAAGGTGGTGATGGGCTCCTCTCCGAGTGTCAACTCCATGTTACATCTCCTCCAGCGCGGCGAGCACCAGCAGATGCATCGCGGACTGCTCGCAGATCCCATATTCCGCCCAGCTCCAGGGCCGGCCTTCATCCTCTTTCAGTGTAATCGACTCCGCGACAAACCGCGCCTTGCGCTCGGGCGTGAGCGTCGTTGAGCGGTGGTACGCGGCACGGTGCAGGCGTTTCGCGCGCTTGTAATACGCGGGGGCATCACCTATGCTTTGCATCGTCTCTTCCTTCTTTCCGGAATGGGGGACCGTGGGGCGCTGCGCAACTTTCCACGGGAACGCAGCGCCCTTTGTTTGTCCTGCCGAGTACGTCTCAGCATCTACTAATATTATATATGAACGTCGATATATAGGCAAGGGTATATGGACAAAAAATATCGACGTTTGTATAATAAATATGAGGAGGTGCTTCCATGGACAAAACGCAGGTCGTGAATGCCGCGCTGCTCGGGGAACGGTTGCGACGAAGCCGCAAAGCACGGGATATGAGCCAGGCAGACCTGGCGACGATGCTCGGGTTACCACAAAGCTGGGTCTCGGAATTAGAGACAGGCAAGCGCCCGCATCTTGACGCAAACACGCTGGCGCGCTTCTGCATGGCCCTTGATGTCTCCGCTGATTACCTCCTTGGCATGACGGATGCCACCAATGCTGTCACGCCTCGTGCAACACGGTCCACCAAGAAAGCACAGACCCATGCCCGACACCCCGATGACTGATGACGAATTCCGCCAGCTCGTGCAGCGCACCCTGGGCGAGCACGACAGCCGTCACGCGGACCATGAGGCCCGCATGGCTCGTATGGACCGCCAATACGAGAAACTGCTGGAAGTGCAACTGGACCTGGCGCGCAGTCATGACGAGCACGAAGGCAAAATGGACATGCTCCGCGCCACGCTCGACGCCATCAAGGAGCTGCTGCGGGAGCGCCGCAACTAGCATCCAGGCGGTGCGTCTCGCGAACGCACGGAGGTGCGGCGCCTGCTCGCGCCTGCCCTGGACTGCGATCCAGGGGCGGAGCAGCGGCGCAGGGCGCGCCGGCGGGCGGACGCCGGCGCTTGACACGGCGCGCGAGGCGGGGCATGCTCCTGTGGGAGACGCTTTGAAAAACAATCAATCTTTTTCAAACGGTGCGCGATGTCCCGTGGTGGCAAACGCCCAGGAGCCGGGCGCAAACAAGGCATTCCGAATCGCATGACGGTGACGACCCGCGAGGCGCTCTGGGCCTATATCGAGAGTCAAACGACGCACGAGCAGGATGCCAATCCCTTTCGACGGCTCGTGAGTCGCATGCTGCACACCATGGACGAACAGATCGAAGTGCGCTGTGCCGTAGAATTGGCCGATCGTCTCTTGCCCAAGCTCAAAGCCGTGGAGCACACCGGCAAGGATGGCGGACCGCTCGAAGTCACAGGCCTGTCAGGTCTCCTCACCCACGCGAGAAGTGGCAGCGATGCCCAGGACTAAGCCCCAGCGCCTGCCCACCCCCATAGAAGCCTATCTCGAACTCCGCACGCTCTGGCGCGACGCTCCGCTCCTCTATGTGCGCCAGCGCTTTGGCGTCGAACCCTCCTGGCAGCAGCGCCAGATTCTCGATGCCATCCTTCCCCCAGGCGCGAAGGTGTCGGTGCGCTCGGGCCATCTCACCGGTAAGTCGAGCAGTGCGTCGTGGATCATCTATTGGTTCCTCGAAACCCACGACTATGCCAAAATCCCCTGCACCGCCCCGACCGCGCATCAGCTCGCTGACGTGCTCTGGGGTGAGCTGCGCAAGTGGCAGCGTGCCGCGGACGACGCCAGCGCGCGCCGTGGCGATCCCCCGTATCTGTGGCTCTCCCACCTCTTTACGCTCAAGATGGATAGCCTCTATGATCCTGGCGCACGGGATTGGGCCGCCCTCGCCCGCACCGCCCGTCCCGAAAACCCCGACGCCCTACAGGGCTTTCACGCGGAGCACCTGCTCTACGTCCTGGACGAAGCGTCCGGCATCCCGGAAACCATCTTCGAAGTGGCCGAAGGCGCCATCGCTGGCAAGCACAACCGCTTGCTCATGCTCGGCAACCCGACCAAAACCAGCGGCACCTTTTACCAGTCGCACCACAAAGACCGTGGCGCGTATACGACGATTCATCTGCGCTCCGCAGAGAGCACGCTCCCCACTGCAGATCCCGACTACCGCAACCGCCTGGTGCGTAAATGGGGGGAAGATTCCAACGTCGTCCGCGTCCGTGCCGACGGCGAGTTTCCCAAGCAGGAAGATGATATCCTCATCGCGCTGGAACTCACCGAGCCCTGCACGACGCGCGAGAGGGTGGCCGGTGTCGGGCCGCGCAAGCTCGGGGTGGACGTGGCGCGGTTCGGCGCGGACCGGACCGCCCTGGTGCTGCGTCAGGGTCGCGTGGTCGACCACATCGCCATCTATGCCCGGCAAGACACCATGGTCACCGTGGGGCGCGTCGTGAGTGTACTGGAGGCCTGGCAGGTGGACGAAATCGACGTCGACGTGATCGGCCTGGGCGCGGGCGTGTATGATCGCCTGGCGGAGCTGAAAGCGCAGGGGAAGATCACCGCGCGCGTGGTCGCCGTGAACGTGTCCAACGACCCGCCAGTGCAGCCTATACGCGGCGAGCCGCGCCCGCGCCTCATGCGGGATTATCTCTGGCTGGAGATGGCGCGCTGGTTACGCGAAGAGGAACCCGTCTTTCGTGCGGACGAGCGCGAGGCCTGCGAGGACCTGGCCGGCGAGCTCGCCAGCGTGCGCTACCGCCTCGACAGCGAAGGGTGTATAGTCGTTGAGGACAAAGACGGCATGAAACGGCGCTTAGGACACAGTCCGGACCTCGCGGATGGGCTTGGGTGCACGTTTGTCCCTGGCGAGACGGGAAGGCGTCTCCGCGCCTGGTAGAGGAGGGACGATGCGACAGACCCACACGTACGTGATCCTGCCGCTCAGTGCGGCTGCCTACCGGGAAATCCGCGCCAAGCTGATCGAGGCTGGCTACGGTCACGCCGTTCAGGACGTCGGCACGCCAGACGAAGTGATCGACATGCATGGCATTGCGATCCAGCGCGAACCCGAGGAGGACGCCACCGATGGCTGACACGAACGGCCACACCCTTACCCCCGACCCCGGCGCTGGATCAGGTCCAGAGCTTGCCCCGGACCTGATCCGGGGGCAAGCTCTGCTGCGCCAGTTCGCCGCGCACGCGGCACGCACGCTCCGCGAGGCCTTCGCGCCCTGGCAGTGGCAGGGCCGCCGTAACCTGCCCGCCATTCTCGGCTACAAGCCCGAGCTCACCTACGACGACTATAAGCAGTGCTACGAGCGCCGCGACCTGGCGCATCGCTTGATCCGCGCCTACCCGGAAGCGACGTGGAGCCAGCCGCCGACGGTGCAGGAAGATGACCAGGATGACGTCGAGACGCCGTTCGAGGTTGCCTGGCAGGCGCTGGTCATGCGCCTGGGCGTCTACGCCAGGCTGGTGCGCACCGACGTGCTCGCCAACCTGGGCCAGTACAGTGTGCTCCTCATCGGCTTGCGCGGCCAGCCCGACCTGGCCGCGCCGGCCCGGCCGGTGCGCTCGCCGGACGACGTGCTGTTTCTGGCGCCGTACAGTGAAGAGTTTGCGGAGATCGAGGCGTTTGAGACGAACCCGGCCTCGCCGCTCTTTGGCCAGCCGTCCGTGTACAAGGTCACTTTCAATCGCCAGACCACGTCGTCGTCCCGCACACTGCCGCGGAAAATCGGGTTCGTGCACGCCAGCCGGGTGCTGCACGTCTCCGAAGACTGCCTCGATGACGACGTGTACGGCATTCCACGGCTCAAGCCGGTGTTTGACCGCCTGGAGGATCTGCTGAAAGTCGTCGGGGGGTCAGCCGAGTTCTTCTTCAGAGGTGCCCAGCGACTTATCGGCTTAGAGGGGCTCCCCGATTACCAGTTGCAGCCCGGCGATGAAGAAGCATTCAAGACGTCTATCGAGGAGTTTCAACACCGCCTCAAGGACTACATCCGCGTGGAAGGCGCCACGATCAAGGAACTCAGCGGCCAGGCGGCGAGCCCGCGCGACCATTTTGACGTGCTGATGGATCTCATCGCGGGGACGACGGGCATTCCCAAGCGCATCTTGACGGGCAGTGAGCGGGGCGAATTAGCCAGTACGCAAGACCAGGAAGCATGGCTGCAGCGCGTCAGTCGCCGTCAGACGACGTTTGCGGAACAGAGCCTGCTCAGGCCGCTGATTGACCGGCTGCTGCTGCTTGGGGCGCTGCCGGCGCCGGTGCAGCCGTACAGCGTCGTCTGGGAGAACTTATTTGCGCTCTCTTCGGAGAAGCAAGCGTTGATCGCCAAAGACGTCGCCACGGCGCTGGCGCAATACGCTGGGCAAGGGATGGCGGCAACGGTGGTGCCGGAGCCGGAATTTCGCCAGACGTACTTGGGGTTAAGTGCGGAGTCCGATTTTGCCCTCCCAGATGTCCCTCCGGACGATGAGGACCTCTAGCCTATGCCCCTGACCATCCTCGTCGCCGCACGTCCCGCGCAACGCCGCTTCGTCGATACCCCGTCGCGCGTCGAAGCGTGGCAGCTCCTGCACCGCGAAGCCGACCGCGCCTACCCGCAACTCCGGACCGTCTGGGCGACCGTGTTCGCCGACTACCGCGCCGACCTCGACACCGACGCCATGCGCGCCGCGCTGCGCCGCGGGAATCTCCTGGACGTCGAGCGCCTCATCGCCCCGGCCTGGCGTGCCGTGAGTGATGCGGTGCGTCTGCCGCTCGAACTCCTCCTGCGCGAGACCGCAAGCCGTAGCGCGGAGGCGGTGCTGCCTTACGCGGAAGCCACACTAGGAGCCCAGGTCTCGGTGCAGTTTGGGCGTGTCGTCCCCGAAGCTCTCACCGCTACCCAGACATACGCGGGCACCCAGATCGTCGGCATTGGCGAGACGACGCTCCGGAACGTGCGCGCGGTGATCCGGAGCGGCTTCGAGGAGGGCCGTTCCATGACCCAGATGATGCGCGACCTCGAAGCGTTCGTCGGCCTGACGCCACGCCAGACCGAGGCCGTCGAGGCGCTGCGCCAGCGGCTCCTTGACGCCGGCAAGACGCGGGCGCAGGCGCAGCAGGCCGTAGACCGGGCCGCCAGACGGGCGCTGCAGCTGCGGGTGGAGCAGATCGCTCGTACAGAATCACTGTTTGCTGCGAACGCCGGCCAGCAGGCCTTGTGGACCGAAGCCGCGAGACAGGGGACGCTCGATCCGGCGCGCTTCCTGAGGCGCTGGATTCTCACGCCTGACGATAGATTATGTCGTACCATATGTGCACCGATCCCCAGCCAAAATCCGTCTGGCGTGGGCTTGCATGAGCCGTTCCAGACACCGATAGGGCCGGTCATGTTTCCGCCAGCACACCCGCAATGTCGTTGCGCCGTCTCGCTTATGGCGCGGGAGGGCGCGTGATGCCTGACCACACGGCCGGCCTGCTCACTCTCCTGGCGCGCCATGGCGTGACGCGCGAGGTCCTCGAATTCTGGGTACACGTGCTGGAGAGTCGCACCAACGGCTCTGTCACGTTTCATCACAACGACCAGGGCTACCTGGGGAAGTGCGAACTCAGGCTCGCCGGGCAGGCCGTGGAGATGGACAGCAGTTTACGTTTGACA